ATATTTGATAAATAATATTTGTAATACATAATATTTGGTATGGAAACTGAAGTTGATCAACCCGTTGATAGCGTAATTGACGATATTCTGAATAAGGATCACGTCAACGCAAATGAAAAAATTTATAATGCACTCTACGGGAAGAGCGCTGAATACATTACCGCGAGAAAAGCTCAAGTTGCAAAGACCATGTTCAATGGTCCTGATCAAGAGCAACCCGATGTGGATGCTTACGATGAGGTAGAACCCATTGTTCAGGTTGATGACAGTGAAGAAACTGAAGCTACTGCTGAAGAACAACCAGAAGAACAACCATGAAACTCATTGCAGAAGAAATTATCGACGTTTCCTTTCTAACGGAAGAAAACAACGGTAAGAAAAATCATTTCATTGAGGGTATCTTTCTCCAAGCGGAATTAAAAAATCGCAATGGGAGAATGTATCCCATTTCGACTCTGCAAAGAGAAGTTGCTAACTATAACGAAAGTTATGTTACCAAAGGTCGCGCTCTTGGTGAACTCGGTCACCCTGATGGACCTTCCATCAACCTAGATAGAGTATCCCATAAAATTGTTTCATTAGAACAAAAGGGTAATAATTTCATCGGTAAAGCTAAACTTTTAGAAACCCCTATGGGGAGAATTGCCAAAAATCTTCTCGAAGAAGGTGTAAAACTTGGTGTTTCATCTAGAGGTCTTGGCTCGATTGAGAGAAGAGGTGACACGAATGTCGTTAAAGACGACTTCATGTTGTCCACTGCTGCGGACATTGTTGCCGATCCATCCGCTCCAGATGCTTTCGTTGAAGGTATCATGGAGGGTAGAGAATGGGTTTGGAATAACGGTCTCTGGAAAGAGTCTGATATTGCCGCTGTTAAAGAGTCTATTGATAACTCATCGGTGAACGAACTTACGGAAAAGAAACTCAAAGCTTTTGAGAATTTACTCCGTAACTTCCAAGTCTGATAAATATTATAAGAAAATACTACACTTTCCAAGAGGATTTTCCAATGTCTGTTGAAAAAGAGATCGAAACTCTAGAAGAGCAGAATCCAGTAACTGCAAATGCAAACGCTGGTGACAAAGCTCCTAAAAAACTAGAAGGTGAGACTCCAGGTAACTCCACTTCCGCCGCGGATTTGGGTGGACCTGTCGTCAAACCTGATGACACCGCCTCCATCGGCAAAAAAGCTGCCGCTGCTCAGGCGCATGAGGGCGATAAGTCCCTCAAGACCAAACCTTCCGCCGCTTCCGCAAAAATGGAAGAGACTGAAGTAGAAGAAGAAGTCGTCGCTGAGAAGACTGAAATCGAAGTTGATGTTAAGGCTGATGTTGAAGCCCTACTCAACGGAGAAGAGTTTTCCGAGGACTTCAAATTTAAGGCTGCCACAATCTTTGAAGCCGCTGTAAAGGCCAAGGTTGTTGAGCAAGTCGAAAAGTTTGAGAGTGTTTACGAAGAGAAACTTGCAGCTGCAACTGCAGAACTCAAAGAGTCCATGGAGACTCGCGTTGACGCTCATCTAGATTATGTTTCCGAACAGTGGGTCAAAGAGAACCAACTCGCCATTGATTCGGGTCTTCGCAATGAAATCACTGAAGAGTTCATCACTGGTTTGAAGAACCTCTTCACTGAAAGCTATATTGAAATTCCAGATGACAAATATGATGTGCTCGAAGGTATGACCTCCGAGCTTGATGAAATGGAAACAAAACTCAATGAACAAATCGAGACTAACGTTGAGCTAAACAAGAAACTCGGAACTTATATCAAAAATGGAATCGTAAGTGACGTATCCGAAGGTCTTGCTCATACACAGAAAGAAAAGTTCGCCTCCTTGACTGAAGGTGTTGAGTTTGATAGTGAAGAATCTTTCCGCGAAAAAGTTGAGACCATTAAGGAAAATTATTTCCCTAAGTCTCAGATCGCACACACTGAAGATCTGGTAGAAGAAAAACAGGAAGATCTTGTCGAAGGACCAATGGCAGCCTACAAGGCAGCGATTGATCGTTGGAAATGATCTCCGCATAAATAATTACGGATTCCTAACTTAACACACTACAAGGAGTTACAGAAAAATGTACAATTCGGAAAAACTTCAGGAGAAGTGGACTCCCATTTTGGAGCACAACGGCCTGGAAGACATCAAAGATAATCATAGAAAAGCCGTAACGGCTATTCTTCTCGAAAACCAAGAGAAGTTCCTCCGCGAAGAGCGTTCTATCCTTTATGAGGATCCAACCAACTCTGCAGGTACTGGTGGTTTCTCTGGTAGCGCCGCTGGTGCTGGTCCTGTTGCTGGTTTCGATCCAGTTCTGATCAGCCTCATCCGTCGTTCTATGCCTAAGTTGATGGCATATGACATTGCTGGTGTTCAGCCAATGTCTGGTCCTACTGGTCTAATCTTCGCAATGCGTGCCCACCGTGGTGCTGACCGCGATGGTAACGGTGCGACCCCTAACGTATTCAACAACGAAGCTTTCTTCAACGAGACTCCTTCTGGTTTCTCTGCTGGTGGTGGTGCTTACAGTGCTGCAACTGGTGAGACTGCAACTAATCCTTCGGTTCTTAACGCTGCTTCCCCAGGTAACTATGCCGCCGTCGGTGGTATGAACACCGCTACCCTTGAGGGTCTTGGTGACAACACTGGTGCTTTCCGCGAGATGTCCTTCTCGATCGAGAAAGTCACTGTAGAAGCAAAAGCCCGTGCGCTGAAAGCTGAGTACAGTCTCGAACTCGCTCAGGACCTGAAAGCAATTCATGGTCTTGATGCTGAGACTGAACTTGCCAACATCCTCTCGACTGAGGTTCTTGCTGAGATCAACCGTGAAGTCGTCCGTACCATCTACACCGTTGCTAAGCCTGGTGCTCAGAACAACGTTGCTAACGCTGGTTCGTTTGACCTCGACGTTGACTCCAACGGTCGCTGGAGTGTTGAGAAGTTCAAGGGTCTGATTTATCAGATCGAAAGAGACGCCAACGCAATCGGCCAAGAGACTCGTAGAGGAAAGGGTAACTTCATCGTCTGCTCTGCTGACGTTGCTTCTGCCCTGAACATGGCTGGTGTACTTGATTACACCCCTGCACTTTCTACTTCGGGTGCTCCTGACGACACCGAGTCCACCCTTGCTGGTGTTCTTAACGGTCGTATCAAGGTCTACGTTGATCCTTACTCTGCTAACATCGCAGACGATCACTACTACGTCATGGGTTATAAGGGTTCTTCTGCTTATGATGCAGGTCTCTTCTACTGCCCATATGTTCCTCTCCAAATGGTTCGTTCCATCGGTCAGGACACCTTCCAACCTAAGATCGGCTTTAAGACTCGTTACGGTATGGTTGCTAACCCATTCGCTGGTGGCACCACTCAGCGCTCCGGCGCCCTCACCGCTAACGATAACGTCTACTATCGTCGTACTCGCGTTCTCAACCTCATGTGATCCATTTTCACAAGGTTATACTGGAGGGTCTTCGGACCCTCTTTTTTTTGTCTAAATAGTTAGAAAAACTACCCATGGCTGCAAATTTTATTGACAATCCAAACTGTCCGCAGAATTTTCTGTCTGGCGTTGGATTTCAATTTCAGTTGACAAAGTATCCACAAGTAGCTTTTTACTGTCAATCTGCTAATGTTCCGAGTTTGAACTTAGCAAATACGGTCCAAGCAACTAGGATGAATTACATCCCACATCCAGGGGATGAGATCAACTTTGGTGATTTGCAGTTGAGATTTCTCGTAGACGAGAAGTTAAAAAATTATGGTGCGATCCACAACTGGATTCGTGGATTAGGTCACCCAGAATCAGGTAATGATTTTAATGAATACTTAATTGGTGAAGACTATGATGAAAAGACTTATTCCGATGGTACTCTTTTCATTCTAGATTCCAACTTCAGAAGAAAGTTTGCTGTAAAATTTAAAGATCTATTTCCAGTTACGTTAAGTGATCTGACATTTGATTCCACATATACAGACACAGAATATTTTGCTGCGGATGTAACCTTCAAGTATACCATTTACGAAATTGAAGATCTAGAAACATCCTCAAAACTATCTACAATTACTGCACCATCAGTATCTCTGACCGCAACTAATACATCCCCAGCATTAAATGAGTCTCTGGTTCTAAATTATTATTCATCTAATGCTAGATTCCTGACAATCGATAATAACGTCGGTGTTGTAAATCCAAACGATGGTACTATTACTATCGACTATCCAGATCTAAAAGCAAAGGCAGTTGCAACTGGATCACAGGACAGCATTACATTTACAATTACTGCAACAGGTTTTAATGGTGCATCTGTAACAGATTCTATTGCAATTACTCTTGCTGGTGAGACGCAATCTACCAGTGTGAACAGAGTTTGTATTGCAATTATTGATGAATCAGATTCACAAAATTTCAATACTATGGCTACTAGGTGGGCACAGTTTAGAGCAAATTATCCTGACAGAACTTTCTATTTACTAAGACCGCATCAAGGTGCAAGTGATGATTCTATTACTAGACTAAGATGTCCTCCACAGTTCTTGGAAGAATCTGATCCAAACACTATTGATGTCTAATAAATACTAATAAAAGTGTGAGTTCATGTCCACATATTCAAATCCTATTCCAGTAGGAAATGGTACTGTAAGTACATTTTTTACATCATATGCACCCGTACAGGGAAATATTGGCACCAACCCCGCTAGTTGGACATATCGTGCTGGATATATTGCACCATTTAGAAGTTTTGATC